GCCAGGACGTCCTCATATAAATAGCTTAACTCTTAACGAAACTAATACCTCAGTTACAATTGGACTGGGTTCTGACCCCACAAATGATGACGCCAGCACACAAGTATATTATAGGGTACAGACAAGCCCTATTCCTCCACATCAAGAACTTTTAGGAGCGAGTAATGAAGTTAAATGGAGAGATGATAACATTGATAGAAGTAACTCCCCCTCTGCCTCTCACAATATTGTAGATAATTGGTCTACAAGCCCTGTTCAGAGCGTGACTCCAAATAAAGTATACTATGCTTATGCTTTAGGGTTCACTCTTAATCAGCCAGGACTAGATGGGGCAACAATTACTCCGGGACGTAAATTCATAACATCTTCCGGAATAGATTACGGTCTACAGGTATTTTCTCCTCAAGGACAAGTAGTATTAGACACTAGAGAAACTAGACTTGGAAGACTGATAAAAGTATTGCAAGACCCTTCTCCTGCTACTGGTCAACCTATAGGAACAATAAGACTATTCGACTCTAATTCAACAAGTACGTCAAATAGCTCTAACAAAACTATATCCGTACCCGGATTACCTGATGGCTCTAATTTTTCTGGAGATGGAGTACACTTTGTAACTTTGCAATATGTAACACAATTGCCGTTAGGAACAAATGCTTACGTAAATAGAAATAACAATACAAATGAAGTAGTACTCTCTTACGTAAGAAATCCCACAACATCTTATAACCCTAGACACTTTGCTAATTCTTATCCCACTTTTATAGATGTAAGAGTAATGGTATGGAAGTTTCCTGTATAATCTTTTGGAGTAATTATGGCACACGGTATAAAAATATTTGGAAGTGATAAGCTTGGGTCGAACGCTGCGGTACCTGTTATAGACTCTACAGAGGTTTCGGGATCTTTAGCAGACATTTCACACTTTAGTCTTACATCTAAACTGTCGGCGAATCTTAACCATATCAACAACAGATGGTTCCCTGCTGTCCCAAGCACTGCAACGTGGGGAACTGGTTCAGGAAATACTGGAGGAACGAAAGGTCAGTTCAGGGGCATAGGGGAGGGAGGATGGGATGTAACAATACAAGACCATCCCGCAGACTTTACTATGTTTGCTCGCCCTATAAGCACAGCCAGCTCTAGCAGTTATACAACTACTGAATGGGGCTCAGGATTGCTTTGTAGTAGACAAGATTACTATCTCAGCACTGGAGGCCTATATATGCACCCAACTACCGCCTTAGTAGGAACAGGATTTGTAAATGATATAGTAGCTCCTGGCAAAGGTTTAACTAGAACAAGAGAGGCTGGACAAGCGCCCGATTCGGGTCTTGTCTTACTAAAAATGATTCCTACAGCTAAAGCAACACTTCCTACTGTTCGATATGGCCTAGAAATTTATGCCTCAAACGGCACTGATGTATTGTTTAGCGCTACAGATGGAAGACATCCTCGAGTAATGATAGTTGGACAAGTGGAGTACAATAAAGAGTTTGTATTTGAAGTAGACCCCGTACAGTATCCAGATTGGAGAAAAATATATTGTATGGTACATAACACAGAAACTTTTGTAACGAGGTATTTTAGTAATATTACTAGTACCTCTGCAACTGGAGAACAATATAAACATGTACGTAAACGACAGTATGTTTTTTATCCGCCGTCGACAAACACAAACAGTAATGCACAGATAGGAATAAGAAATTTTGATAACATATACTATCCTCCCTACCCTGCAAGTGGAGTTTCCAATGCAGGACAAGTATATGATGCAACAGTAGGAAGACCCTTACAGTTTGCACTAATCTATAACGAACACGACGCACTAGAAACAGGAGAATCATAGAAATGACAGAATTATTAAAAACAGTAATAGTAAACGAAGGAGGAGAGCCTGTCGCCACTCTTGAGGGAAGCACTTACTATACAAATGGACAAGCTATAGGAACACAAACGGCAGTACATCTAGACTATACTGCAGATGAAGATGAGCTGCAAAAACGCAAGTATTATAAAGATGGAAAATGGCATAATCGAATAAATAAACCAAGCGATTATCACGACTGGACAAATTATGCTTGGGTATGGAATTCAGATAAATATTGGGAAGAAGTAAAATCATGGAGATCACACAAATTAATACTCTCTGACTGGACAGTTATGGTAGACAGCCCTTTAAGCGACAGTAAAAAAACAGAGTGGGCAACTTATCGACAAGCACTTCGTAATGTTCCCGCCACTAATTCTTCAATCACGGTATTAGCTGATGTAGTCTGGCCTACAGAACCAACATAGAAAAATAAACCTTGACAAGTTACCTAACTTTGAGTATAATTCACAGATGTCTAAAGAACTAACTACAATTTCTCCGGAAGGACTGGAGATAGCCAATAGCTATTTACAGTTCGGGAATATTCGAGCGGTTTGCGACTACCTACAGGTTTCGGAAAGTTCCGTGGTAGATTTACTAAACAAGAGAGAGGTAAAGAAGTATATTGATACTGTGTACCTTGACTTAGGATATCGTAATCGTAATAACATTGGAACCTTACTTGATGAAATGATATCATCAAAACTCGAAGAAGCAAAAGAGTCAGGGGTATATTCTAGCAAAGATTTAGCAGACTTGCTACAGATGGCTCATAAAATGAGAATGGACGAGATTAAAGCGCAGACCGAACTGCAAAAACTAGAATCAAGCTCCGTTAAAAACCAGACAAATGTCCAGATAAATGGTGAACTACCCTTTGGACAAGGAAACTATGGAAAGTTAATGGAGAAGTTACTTGGAAAACCATGACCTAGAAGTTGCATTTAAAACTCATGAAGCACAGTGTGAGGAACGTTGGAAGACAATCTTTGCTCGTGTTGAAGATAATACTATGTTTCTTCAGCGCATTGAAAATCGTATGATAGCAATAGGAGGAACTATTATCTTATTTCTACTGGGCATACTCTTTGAAGGGATGCAACTGCTAGGAGGTTAAAATGATTGCCGAGATCTCTGCTGCAAATGTTGCACTCGGCACCATTACTCAAGCCTTAAAGCATGGTAAAGATTTATCCGATATAGCAGGTACTTGTGCAGGATACTTTAATAGTAAATCAATTATTGCCAGGTCATCAAATAAAAGAGGTACTCGTACACAGATTCAACATTTTATGGAGTTAGAAAAACTTCGTAAGCAGGAAGTAAAGCTAAAAGAAGTAATGATATATCACAGCGGAGACCCAGAGATGTGGAATCGCTGGCTATTATTTCAGAGTGAGTGTAAACGATTGCGAGCAAAAGAAGATGCTAAACGAATTGCAAACAAAGACTCTGAGATGGAAGAGGTAATGAAATACTTAAAGATATTTGGTGGAGCTGTGTCAACACTAGTTACTTTAATAGTTGCGACCTTTGAGGGGCTCAAGCTACTAGGAGTATAATATGCCATATCATGTAGGAAAGAAAAAGCCAAAGAAAGGTAAAAAGAAACGAGGTAAGAAGTAATGCGTAAAAAAACTTATCGAGGTAAACGCGCTCCAAAAGGTTTTCATTTTATGTCCGGAGGCAAGCTTATGAAGGATAGTGCTCATGGCAAGAAAAAGACGAAAAAGCGCCGCAAAACCAAAAAACGTTCCTATTAACAAAAAGCTTTACGCTAGAACAAAGGCGAAGACCAAAAGAAAATTTGCAGTATATCCAAGTGCTTATGCAAATGCTTACTTAGTAAGAGAGTATAAGAAGGCAGGAGGTAAATACAGACGTGGCTAAAACTGGACTTAAAAAGTGGTTTAAACAAAAGTGGGTAAACATTGGAGCTCCTAAGAAGAATGGGAAGTTTCAAGCCTGTGGCCGAGCTAAAGCAAAGAAAGGTAAAAAGGGGTATCCAAAGTGTGTACCCCTTGCAAAAGCCAACAGTATGTCTGCAAAGCAAATTAGATCCGCTGTACGACGTAAACGAGCAAAAGCTCAGGGCGTCAAAGGTAAGCCTACAAATGTTAGGACAATGACTAGGAGACGTAAAGGTGGGAAGAAGAAAAAAGCCTGACTATATTCCAATGCGTATGAAACAATTGGAAGAAGAGCGTGACAATCCTAATAATAATGATTATGATTCTTTGTGGTATAATCGTATCATACAAGAACTTGATTGGGCTCAACAAGCTATAAATAAAACCGCTGCTCGTAATTGCTATATGAGCTCTGAGCTGCCAGACACAGAAGGGGATATATATGAACTGCGAATGTGATATATGTGAGTGTGCACCTTGCAGGTGTAGTTAATGGCCCGCAAGAAAGACCCTCGATTAAAGCGAGCGGGAGTTAAAGGATTTAATAAGCCAAAACGTACTCCCGGCCATGCAAAAAAGAGCCACATTGTAGTAGCCAAGGTAGGGACAAAAATTAAGACTATTCGCTTTGGGCAGAAAGGAGCGAAGACGGCAGGGAAGCCTAAGGCAGGTGAGTCTGCAGCAATGAAAGCAAAGCGACGTAGTTTTAAAGCGCGTCATGCAAAAAATATAGCAAAAGGTAAAATGTCGGCAGCATATTGGGCGGACAAGGTAAAATGGTAGGAGAATATAATGAGTGAAGGAACAATAAGCGTACCTACCTGGGCACTCCCAGTAGTAGCAGGTATACTGTCTATTGCGGTAGCATGGGGCGCAGCAAATGCTCGTGCCGATGCTACAGAAGCCGAAGTAACGCGTATTGAGCGTGTAGTAACGGAAGCTGCAGAAAAGATTGGAGAAAACGGAGAGTTAACAAAAGTGAATCAAGCTAAAATTGAGGCTATTGTATCTTCTTTGTCTGACCAAGCTGAGACTGCAAAAGAGTCCGATGCAAAGCTTCAGCAGCTAATAGAGATTATGCTGAAAGCGAACTAATGAATAATGTGGGCATATGCGCTGATAGTAATATTAGCATCAGGGGAAAATGCGCCTGTGCTCACTTACAAGTTTTTGGAACAGTGTAGATATCAAGCCCAAGAACTAACTCGTAGTTATAATAACTTTAGCCCAGTAAAATCGGCAAAGTGCACCCCCACCGTAGTTGAAAAAGATGCAGAGCTTATAGATCTTGAATGGAACAAAGCTATTCTTGAGCTCGCTACAGAGAAATAAATGAGTAAGAAATTAGAAATAAAAAGTAAATTTGCACAATATGACTTAGATGGAGATGGGATAGTGACTGATGCTGAACTTGCAAGAGCTTCCGAAATGGTAGAACTTGAGCTGCGCGAAGAAAAGGCACATTCTCAAAAACAAATGGCATGGATAGCAATACTAGCAATGTGTGCATACCCACTGATGTCACTCATAATTCCAGACAGTAAATTAGACACTTGGAGTTCAATGAGTGATATGATCTTTTTATCGCAGGCGTCCATAGTAGGAATGTACTTTGGTGCGCAGGCTTACATGGCAAGAAAATAAAATGGCAATTGAAATAAGTCGTGCTGATATATCAGGCGACTACTTGTTCGACTTACAATCTGAGACACGCTTTCTTAAGCTACCAATAGAGCCGTATTTGGATCTATTGAATGTCACTCCACTACCATCCCAGGTAGCAATTATTAACGCAGTTAATAGCCCTAAGTATCGATTTGTCTGCGCTGCAGTCTCCCGAAGGCAAGGCAAAACTTACATAGCTAACATCGTTGGACAGATAGTATCATTAGTACCTGGCTCCAACATTCTTATTATGTCTCCTAACTACGCGTTGTCTCAGATTTCTTTTGACCTTCAGAGAAATCTGATAAAACACTTTGAATTAGAGGTTACAAAGGATAATGCTAAAGACAAAGTTATTGAACTATCTAACGGATCTACTATTAGAATGGGCTCTGTTAATCAAGTGGATTCTTGTGTTGGTAGGAGTTATGATCTTATTATCTTCGATGAAGCCGCTTTGGCTGATGGTAGAGATGCTTTTAACGTAGCACTACGACCCACTCTAGATAAAGAAAATTCTAAAGCAATTTTTATTTCTACTCCCCGAGGTAGAAATAATTGGTTTTCACAATTTTGGAATCGGGGATACTCTGATGAGTTTGCAGAGTGGTGTTCTATAAAAGCTACTTATCGTGATAACCCACGAATGAGCGAAAGCGATATATCTGAAGCACGAAAGTCTATGTC